TATCAACATCGGTGGGAAACTGTGCTAAGAGAGTTGGAGGACTGCATCATGATCTGTGCCAACTGTCATAGGATTCGCCATGCCAAATGATCCCACTGACGTGTTTAAGTATATCGACATGCTCGGTCCCTCTGACTGTTGGAGATGGAAGGGGCCGTGGGGTGGGCGTGCAACAGATAGACGCCCGTACTTCATGTCCAATGGTAGGCGAACAATGAGCTACCGATGGGTCTATGAACTAGTCAATGGTGTCTCAGTACCTGATGGACAGATGCTGCGACACACATGCGACAATGGATCATGGCCCATCGGTTGTTGTAATCCATACCATGTTGTCCCTGGCAATCATCAAGAGAACATGGATGACATGACAAGCAGAGATCGTCATGGACTGCCAAAGACAGCAAGGAATGGCATACGCAGGTTGCTCAGTGAGGGCAGGACACAACAAGAGATCGCTGACTTGTATGGCGTCTCACGAGAGACAGTCAGTGCCATCGCCACTGGGAGGGTGTATAAGAGGGACAACACTGATGAGGAAGAAGGACGACGGGAAGAGTAAATGCCCACACTGTGGTAATGGACCAGTCTATACAATAGACAGCCGTCACGACACCACATACCGAACACGACGCAAGTTGTGTACGTCATGCCATGAACGATGGAATACAATTGAAGTTCCAGAGGATCTGATCAGCAGCATAATCAAACACCGAGTGCTGCTCGATAATATGAAGTTCACAATAGAACAAATACTCGGCACCAATCCTCTACTGAAAGCACACAACGATGAACAATGAGATGCAACTGCAATGGACTAAGGAAGGTGGCACCTTCAAGGACGCACATGGCACCAAATGCAGGATATCACCTGCTAACTGGATAGGCAAAAGCCACATCTACATCACTGCCGTATCCGGTGCAGTTGTGTTATCCGCTGAGATGTGTGCCGAACTCGCATTGGTTCTTGGCTATGTGGCATTCACCAATGGTGAGTTGCCTGAGCCAGACACAGATCAACCAACAGCAAAGGAGGATACATGACCGCAGCGCAGCCGCGCTGAAATGAGGAATTGTATAAACAAACGGAGAGAACATGAAACAACTACTACTCGCAACAGCTGCAAGCATCGGGATGCTGGCATCTGCGAATGCAGCCAACATCGTAACATTGGCACAGACTAGCAACTCCAACACAGTGACAGCCACTGCGAATGGAGGAGGAACACAGACGACATTGGATATCACCAATGCGACTGTGGCCATTGGTCAGTTCCTTGGGCCTAATCCACTGAATGCATTCTTTGGCTTGGATGCAACGAGCACAGACTCAGCTACACAGGTGCTGAATGCAGTGATCCAGCACTATGCAGGCAACTTCTGTCTCACATCCGCAGTGAACTGTGGTGGCACTAACTACCTGTCAGGCACATTCACTGATGCTGCATTCGGTGGTCTCGGTGGTCCTGGCCTTGTCGTCAATGTCAACAATCCACCTGATACACTGAATCTCACATCGTCTGTGATCCCTGCTGAGGCATTGCAGCCGCCTAACTCGTTTGGCCTTGGCTTCACTAATCTGTCACCTGCATTGTCGATCGTTGGTTCAACCATCGCGTCGTTCACTGCATCGTTCAGTGGCACTGCATCTGCATCCACTATCAATGTGCCTGAGCCTGCATCTATGGCTGTGCTTGGCTTCGGTCTGCTTGGTCTTGGCTTGATCCGCTATCGTCATAGCTAGTTGACTATGGGCCTCGGTGTTCATGCATCGGGGCCTTTGTCATTTGGGGAATGTCATGTATCCATACATCATCTATGTACCTGCGCCTGATCTGCAACAGCTATTCCTACCAGCCGAGTCACCACCGACTGAACCGCCTGATCCAGTCGCTGAGCCAAGTGTGCATATAGAGTTCAATGGCTTCAGCGCAATGTTCAACTCTGGTGATGGTGTGGAACTAGATTCATACCATGATCCATCAGGTGCATTCATCCAACGATGCATCGTGTGCACCAGTGATACCCTCCCAGGATTCCGTGCCATCTATCGACCAGATGAGAAGAGCATCCGTGAGGAGTGGGTGTTCGAATATGGTGATCCATGGATAGACCCACCAACTGCCAATGCACCGCCATACAAAGTGACCATCACACTACGCGATGGAACAACTGTAACCATGGAAGCACCAGTCGGTCACTTCTGGTACTCTCGTTGGCGTTGGCAATCAACACCACGTCCTGTGCGTCGCACATACGATCAACTAGCAGCACAGAACCTCATCCCGCACTTCGACACTACAGGACTTGTCTTTGGCAATATAGCGACTGTGAGTAACTACACACCCATGGCATACTGTGGCCTACCACCTGGACAGACACAGACAGGTGCATATCCCGGCCTCGGCATCCAGACAGGATGGCAAACTCAATACCTCACACGTGGTGCACCTGAGTCTTCATTCCGCAACCAAGCAGAGGCCAGTGGCACATACCAAGCCCATGTGCGTGATACTCGGACACATGCACCAATCAATCTGATAGACGACTATCCCAAGGCCACCATGTATGCGGCCAGCACGGGCACACCGTTCATACCGCGTGGTCCAGGCGAGAACATCACCGATCAAGGCCACATGCCATCGGTGTCGTATGTCCCATTCCTACTCACTGGTGATCCCTATTATCTAGAGGAGATGCAGTTCTGGGCCAACCAGAACATGCTGGCTATGCCTGGGAACAGCAGTCGATTCATGGTCTCAGGCAGATACCTTGCATGGCCACTGCGTGCATTGTATGAATGCTACATCGCCACGCCTGACACTGTGCCCACGTGGTTCCTCACCAAGTCCTATTGGCTATCATGGGTAGACAAGTGCCGTGGTTTCGTAGAGACACGAATGGCAAACAACAGTGATCCATTCTACTATGTGTTCCATACGATCCCTGACACTGGTCAAGTCACTGATCGTGATCCGAACAAAACTGGTGATCACGTATGGCAACAGGCCATGTTGCATCTGGTTGCTGCATGGATCGCGTGCACACGGAGCGAATGGATAGAGTCAGCCGAGTGGTTGATCCATAATAGCATAGGACGATCAGGCAAGAATGCCGGTTGGTGCAGATCACGTCCTGCTCCATACCACATCCGACTGCAACATGCCTCTGTGCTTCGTGAGGCAATGAACACAACTACTGATGTGATGCGTATTCAGTATCGACAGGACTTCCAATCCGGTGACACTGTGCGTATCGACTCTGAAGTATTTGTGTTGAAAACAGTATCGCCTGATGGACTCGACTGGACATTTGAGAAGAGAACGAAGCCAGCCAATCATGCAACTAAGGCAGCAGTGTATGGCGACAAGTGCTTATCATGGGCTGAGGCTGCTCAGGTCAATGTGCTAACCTATGGATGGGATGATACAGCTGACAACGATCACTTCTCTTCAAAGACAACAGACATAACCTATCACAGCTACATGCGTGCTGCATTGGCTCAGGCCATACATGCTGGATTAGATGTGCCAGGACTGGTGGAGGCATATGAATATATGGACAGCGAGATGCGAAGGCTGGTTGCATCCAAGAAGTTGTTTGTTGGAGATAATTGGTGTGTTGTCCCTGCTGTTGGTGCCGTGCAGCGTCGTTATGCTCATCGTAGTGATGAGTCTGATCCTCAGCACAACTGGGAAATGAGTGCACTGCTTGATGAAGTAAGAACAGAGGATGGAGATCCAGATGCCTAGTGTTGGAGGAGATAGCCAATGCCAACCGTAAGTAGGGCACAGCAACGATTGATGCATGGTATTGCATCAGGCAATATCAAGCCGACCAAAGGCAAACCAAGTGTGAAAGTCGCTAGGGAGTTCGTGGCCGCCGATCATAAGCGTGGTGCGAAGAAGCTGCCACAGAATGTAGGTGGTGCTATTGTCCGGAACAAGTCTGTGGAGGAGATGTGATGGATAATCCATTTGCTGAATACAACACTGACAAGTCAAGCATCCTATTCCCTGTCGCTGAGCGGCCACTCGGTTGGCTCAACATGAAGCTCGGTGAATACCAGAAGATGAAGACACACAAGGCAATCATCCGAGTCAACGAGAAAGGTGATGGTGCTATCCTGCTGAATGTGGTTGGTCATGGATACAGGATCATCCACAACAAAGAGCTGTTCACATCCATTGAACAATGCATGGTCAATGAGATGCTGCCTGAGCACTTCGTTGGTCTACAAGTGCGTGACAGCGTATCAGGTTGGGGACGTATATGCTTTCGTGAATACGTGTTCCCAGCCATCAAGTGTCGGCTGTCACACAATCAGAGCGACATTGGCTTCCGCATCATCGTGCAGAATGGCTATGGCGGTAGTGCACTCCGCATACATAGTGGAGCAATTGACTTCTTCTGTCTCAATGGCATGATCCATGGCGAGTTCACTAGCACCTATCGTCGTCACACCAGCGGCATCATGATCGGCAACCTCACCAACACGATCCATGAGTCACTGACACAGTTCGCATCGCAACAGATAATATGGAACAAATGGGTCAATACACCAGTGAAGGTGGATGCTGTTGCTGAGTTGTTCGACAAGGTGAGCACCAGCATCAGGATGCGTGAAGGTCTGCTCGCACAGTACGAGCGTGAGAGCGACTCACGAGGCAAAACACTGTGGTCCGTCTATAGTGCCATGACTCACTATGCATCGCATCATGATGGTCAGTTCACACTGCGTAAGTCAGTGGAGGATGCAGACACAGTTGCCAGCACGATGTTGACACGTGAGTTGAATGTAGCCAAGTGGCTGAACTTGCCGGAGTTCAAGAAACTGGAAGATGCATAACCACACATGGTGGTTGGCATTGGCTATAGCTGTTGAATTGATAGAACTCCATGGACCTGATGGCCAAGTTGCGTATGTCAACACGCATGAGATCAGCACATTGCGATCTCCGACAACACGTGACTTGGCTACTCACTTTACGAAGGGAGCACACTGCATTGTAGTGACAACCAATGGTAAGTTTATCGCAACAACCGAATCTTGTTTGGAGATTCGCAACGCGATACTAGGTAAATAACTTGACATAAGGGCATCAGTGTGGTATAATACTTACATAATGAAGAAAGGAATGTGCAATGTCTATGACAAGTCGCATCAAGAATAAGCTGATGAGCAACATCAACAGCGTGTTCGGTGTGATTGGAACAACGACTGAAACACGACCAACAAGGATATCCAAGAACAACACCGCTCTCGTCGCATGGGAGTTCTTCGTAGCCAGCCATCTACAGACGATGGCACAAGCACGGCGCAAAAAAGCACGTGAACTGGCAATCGAAGCCGGTGTTCTGTTTGATTCCGATAAAGAACCACGTGATCCTGGCACCAATGATACGGTGTATGAGGATGAGAACATGTTCATCACTGTCACAGTGAAGAACCCGGCCACACGTATCAACACAGACATTCTGCTAGAACAACTAGTTGGCAAAGTAAGCAAACAAGTGTTGGATGATGCAGTAGCCAAGGCAACATTCGAGACTAAGCCTGCACATGAGTTCAAGGTGACACTTCGCACAGAATGAGTTGACTATAAGTATGTGGAAGGGGCAAGCTATGCCCTTTCCACGGAGGTCAACCACATGGCAATGGTGATTAACTTGTCAGACGCAAGAAAAGAACGAGCGAAGATCACCCCTAATCGACGCACGTATGAACATGGGGGACAGAAGTACACTTGTATGTTCGATCCCAATGCTCCCAAAGGCAAGCAATGGGTGTGGTTCGTGAACTATGTGCACACCATTCGATTGGTAAGCTCAGCACCAACCATGGAAGCAGCATCCGTCAAAGCACGTAAGGAAATCCATGGGCTGAACAAAACATTCGGCAAGATCGAAGAGGATGATGTGCATGGTTCATGACGAAACAACGGTATGCTCAGGGGATGAGACAGTTGATCAATTTGATACTCCTACTGAGCGTGCCACAATCAATCAACTCACTGTTGATCAGCTAGACGAATGGCTCGGTAGGATACGACAACGTAGACTAGTCGCAGTGAAAAAGCTGGAAGCAGCAGCCAAGGTGCGTGCTGACGCTGTGCGATTGGAGGCATTCCTCAAATTAGAGAAGGCCATTGCGACAACACGACGCGCATTGATGAAACTGGAAGAACAAGACGCCAAGGTAGAGAAGCTGATCCATCGCTGTCGGATATTAGCGATGGCCGCACAATTGGAAGTGGGGATGGAAGAAGAGGAGGAACAGGATGCCGCCCCCTAACATTCGCACAGGACCAGTGCGTGCACGTGATCTACGAGCCAATGTCAAAGAGCTTGGCTTTGAAGAAGGCATACTGATCACAATAGAACTCATGCTTGAAGAGTATGTGCAGGATAGACAAACCATGAAGCAGGTTGTTGAAATCCTGAATGATTGTGCAGGCAATGTGCTGAAGATGATGCACATTGGTGAGAAGATGAAACAAGAGCTAGAACAGCTGAAGCGAGACAGACAGGGTGGTGATGCTATTGATCACAATGGTTAGGGGGTTCTATGCAAGTAGAAGGCTCAGAGGTTACAGCCATTTGTAGAATGACTACCGATGCTGATAAGCATTTGGAAACATATGATCATACGAAGCTTGCTGCTGTTAACACCTGTCCAACGTTTGGGATTATCCGTTACCAGATGCACAAGACGATGCCAGGGCTTGGTCGTGCAATGGCATTGGAAGCAGGAACAGCGATGCATGAGGTGTTTGCATGGATCAGACTATGCACACTCGGCACGCAGCTAGAGGATCGACCAGAGGAATTTGTTGATAGGACACGCATGCATCACGGCATACGCTTGTTTGGTGCAGAGCGATACAACCATCTACGTAAGGAAGTGCAGAGTGCAGGAGACCTATTGGAAGCAACACGACGAGGTGCGATTGCTGTACTAGATACGAGTGGATTCTACGACGATCCACGAGACCGACGACGCACCATGTCCAATCTAGAGGAATGTGCGTATGCTTACATTGGTCGTTGGCGTTGGGACCATCCTGTGTGGATGCGTGATCCTAACGAACCTACAAGTGATGTGGGGATCGAGATTCCCTTCGATATCGTTGTTGAGACTAGCGGGCTTGACATGGTTCCTTTTCGTCTCACTGGTCGTATTGATGGTATACACTGGGATGGACTGAAACGGTTGACTGTGCATGATAATAAGACAGCCAGTAGATTAGGAGATGCATGGGCACAATCTCAGACTATCAATCACCAGTATACAGGATATTGTGTGGCTGCATCCGTGTTTGCACAAGATGTGGTAAACAACTGTGATGTAATAGGACTTGCTATTCCACTACCCAAGACGTATGATTTCGGTGGCTTCGATCGAGTGCCGATGACCAGAGAGCAGCATCACTTGAAGCGGTGGCTGCACTGGTTGGTTCATACTGTCATGCTGACTCGCCTATGGGCTAATGATCCCATACATGCACCTAAATACACCCATTCATGCAACCGATACTTTCGGCCATGCATGATGATCCCGTTCTGTGACGGGGATGACGAGGAGCAACGGAGAATACTCAATGAGATGGTGACAGACGAATGGAGTCCCTTGAACAAAGTAGTGTTAGACGGCGTTGGCAACGAATGACACAATGGAGGATCGTTATGGACGAAATTGAACACCGTGAACTCTATAACACAGCAGCAGACGCAATCAGTCGCGTCTCTGATCCTGCTATCAAGACAGCACTTGCATTGCTCGGTCAGCTTATCAATGGACTGAATGAACGGATCATTGAAATACAGAACTATGAAGAGGATGAAGAGTGAATGAGTGTTAGCATCACACCAGTAGCACCTGATCCATCCAACATCCAATTCGTTGGCTTGATCTGGGGACCAGCAGGTGATGGTAAGACAACACTCGCATCTACTGCACCTGGGAACAAATTGTTCCTCATGCTTGATCCTAATGGTGAGATGTCACTCGCAGGCAGAGAGGACTGTCGCCACATCTATCAACTGTATAGTGTCAACCCAATCACCGTGTGTGGTGAGTTGAAGAAGGATGATCCGTATGGTCTATCCAAGTATGTCAAGGACCATGATATCGAGACAGTCGTGTTGGACAGTGCAACCATGCTGTCTAACATTGCATTGTATGAAGCTGTGCAAAAGAACGCAACAGGCCGCAATGCAATCACCTTGGAACAACCAAGCATGGCCGGGTATGCGTATCGCAACGCAGTGGTGCAGCGTGTAGCGAACAATCTGCTACGCTTGTGTGCCAGACTACATGTGAACCTGATCTTCACTACACATGAGGGTGCTCCTCAGTATGCTGACAATGGTCAGATTGAGAGCATCACCATGATCTTGTCTGAGAACTTGGCTAATCAGATGGGATTGCGCTTCAACGAAGTGTGGCATCTGCGTGAGAATGGGAACAGTAAGACAATCAGTGTCAAACCACACACCAAGATGAAGCCAATGAAGACGCGCATGTTCCTGGCTGATAGGCCACAGTTCACATGGCACTTCGATGCAAACACACTGATCGGTGAGGGTATCAGTGATTGGTGGATTGCATGGAAGCAAAGTGGTGGCAACAAGATTAAGCTGCCATCACAACTTGTTAATTCTGCAACCAAAGGAGGTGCAAAAAAGATGGCCCTCTGAGTTACCAAAGGGCCAGGGAGTATGTGCAATGACTAGAACGGTCAAACACCGTTGGATTATATGTAGGACACAACCAAACAAGGGTCAAGCAGAATGAGCATTATGGACTTCGGCCAGGACCTCAACACTCAGGAAGCACCACCGCTTCTCCCACAGGGTCCATATCCTGCTGAGATTATCGGTGCAGAGGAACGGAATGGGAAGATCGGTCCGTATCTGAACATCGTATTTCGTATCCACAGCGAGAGCTATCCAGCAGATTTCACTGATGGTGATCCGGATGGAACGGATGTCTACTACATGCGGTTGCAGAGTGACTGGACCAAGCCAGGCAATCGGTTCCGCATGAAGACGTTCTTGCAGCGTGTCGGTGCACCACTCTCGGCGCAGTATGATCTCAATGACTTGATCGGTCGCACTGCTACCATCGAGATCGGTCACTGGGACGCACAAGACGAGACGCGGTTGCAGGTCAATCGCATATTGGCACCATAAAGTCATGCACGCACGGTTGCATTCAGTAGCCGTGCGTGCTACACTCATATGGTCGTGGACAATGAGGAGTTATAATGTCAGAGACACAACAGACCCCGCGCAAGCGTCGGCCACGCAGTCCGAGTGCTGTGAAGCCTGCATTCATTGTTGTGCAGGTGTTGAACCATGAAGGTCAGCCAGAGCACTTCGATAAGAAGCGGCTCAGAGTGGTGTCGGTAGAGCGTGATGCCGAGAAGGTCATGGCACTCACTGAGGATCGTGCGGATGAGAATATGTTCTACATTCGCATTGTCGTGCCGCCTACTGCACCACAGCAGGCACGTCGTAAGCCGGAGCTACAGACTGCTGCGTAACCCCCCAGTGACGTAGCGTCAGTAGAGGAAGAGGCCACATGTATTCCCGCGTGTGGCCTTTTTCTTATCCACTCATTCTGAAAGTTAGGAAGTGCAATGCCAGACCAGGACTTGCCACAACACATTGAGTGGGATGACACACAGGAAACAGCAATACAAGCATGTTGTGATGTAACACGTCGCATCGTAGCAGTGACCGGCAAAGCAGGCACAGGCAAGACGATGATGATGCGTGAAGTATCTAAGCGCCTACGTGATCATGGATACAATGTGCAGTCATCTGCACCGACAGGTAAAGCAGCGAAGAGAATACGTGAGGCTACAGGACTAGAAGCCATGACCAATCATCGACTGCTGGGTTATGGTATGCCGAGAGAAATAGAAGTTGAGGATGATAAGACAGGCAACACCAAGATCGTGTCTGTCTCCACAGGACCACGCTACTCACGATTGAGACCATTGGACCATGACACGATACTGTGTGATGAGTATGCAATGGTCAACCAAGAGATCAATCGCAATCTCATAGATGCACTGCGCTCAGGTGCACGCATATGCATGTTCGGTGATGTCAATCAACTGAAGCCTATCGAAGAGGATAGGAGGTTAGATGAGCAACCATCGGCATTCCAGAATGCATTATCGAAGTTTGGCGGGATCACCCTCGACACGATCCATCGACATGACGAAGGCTCTGGAATTGCTCGCAATGGTTCGCTTATCTTGCAAGGAAGAGTGCCCCGTGGAAGTGATGATTTCACGCTCAGGCAAACAGATAACCCTGTCGCTGACTTGCAGAAATTCATCACACTGTCTAGCTCACAAGGACATGCTTACAACGATACGGATCATCAGATAATCACAAGCATGAACAAGACGTGGATCGGAACACAGAAGTTGAACATCGTAATCCAGTCCATGTTCTGGGATCGTGCACGGCCATACATTGATTTACCGCGGTATCGTATCGGCGGTAAGGAGCAACCACCCATCCGTGTGCAGGTGGGTAGCAAAGTAGTCTACACTGCGAACACATACGATCTGACTGGGGATGGATCAGGCACAGAGTATGCCTTCAATGGTGAAGTAGGCATCGTAGTGGATATCAACCACAGTGATGGCAGTGTAGAGATAGACTTCGGTGATCGAACAGTGGTGATCCCACCACTGATCATCGTCGTGTGGGACAATGGCAAGGTGGTGGAGCAAGACCCACGGCGCAACATCGACTTGGCATATGTCCTGACCACACACAAGATGCAAGGGAGTGAGGTGAAACATGTGTGTTACGTGATGAACAAGTCTACGACCTGGACGCAATCCAGGAGGAATTTCTACACCGCGATCACTCGTGCACGTGAACACTGCACGGTGTTCTTTGATGCTCAGTCAATGGCGAAGTCAACTCGCTTCGCTGGCTGAATGGAGTAAGTGCAATGGCTTTTGTAAGAATAGAGAAACTACGAACGGGACAACGCTCAGATTTCGGAATAGCTTCTGTGACTATGGGTGCATACCTTGCTGATGGTAAGACGCACTCTAGTAAGAGCATCATGTTCCGGCTCACACATATGCTCATCGAGCAACTCGGCTGGAAGTTTGATGAGACGAATGCTATCTACATTACTGTCAATGAGGGCAATGGATCTGATGCTGGCTTCTTGCAGCTAACAACAGGTGGTCCAGATGCCCTTGCACGTAGAGCGTCGAGGTCAAAAGACAAACAACGGCAAGGAGTGTCTGTGGCTATCTCTGTCGATGCAATGAAGCACTATGTCCTCAATGAGTGTCCTGTTCCAGCACAGGAAGTGACACACATGATCGACGACGGTGCACTTATCATCCAGTGTCCTGATTGGTTACGCTACAATCCGCTGAGCTATCAGGAACCGGAGGTTAAGAAGCCGACTACCGTACGCCCCCCTATGCTAGAGGTAGTAGAAAACGATGACAGCGATGCTACTCATCTGAACCGCAGTCAGAGAAGGAAACTTGCTAAGCGAGTTGCAGGAGCACTGCGATAGCTATACAATGGGTGGTCCTTCGGGGCCACCCTCACTATAAGGAACATGTGCAATGAAGATAAAGCTCACACAAGGATACGAAGCACAACTTTGAGGAGGACTAACATCGTGATGCAAGGACCATTCGTGTCCATTCAGGAAGCAAACCATGACTTGCGAGCCATTACTCTTGCTTCTGGCCTCAGCTTCGATTGCGGTGCTGGTGGCGACATTCGTTCTAGTATTGCTATTGTCGCAGAGGCTCCTGGTGAACGAGAACTACAGCAGCACATCCCACTCATCGGTGGATCAGGCAAATACCTATGGGATATTCTACGCAAACACCGCATCACACGGAACGATGTATACATTACCAACGTCGTCAAGCGTAAGCTTGTCTCAGCAGCCAACGGGCATGAGCTTACTGACAAGCAAGGCAAGATCACGTTGCCTAGACAAGAACGACAACAGTGGAGTCATATACTTAGGGAAGAACTCCAGAGGCTGCCCAACTTGCAGTATGTTGTTGCGCTGGGAGGCTATGCACTACAGGCCCTCGTTGGAGAATTTGCTATCAGCAAAGCCAGAGGCAGTGTCTTTCCCATCAGGATCGGTGAACATGTTGTGCAGGTCTTGGCAACCTACAACCCCGCCCACGTGATGCGCGAACCACGCATGGAGATCGTGTTCCGCTTCGACTTAGACAAGTTGCAGCGCATACGCACAGGTGACTTCCATGTTCCACATATATCAACACTCACCAATCCATCGTTCACAGAGGCAATGGATGCGCTCCGTTGGCTACACACTGTCAAAGAGCCAATCGCCTATGACATTGAGACGATGGCTAATGAGACAGCATGTGTTGGCTTTGCTGCATCGAACACAGAGGCAATTTGTATTAACTTTCGTTCGCAGGGACAGAACCATTATTCACTCAGCGAGGAGCGGGAAGTCAGACTCGCGATACAATCCGTTCTGGCTAACAAGACACTACGCTTCATCACACAGAATGGCCACTATGATGCTGCGTGGTTATGGTATAAGGATCGTATCGCTTGTCACGGCCACCACTTCGACACAATGCTGGCACACCATACTCTATACCCCCCGTTACCGCATGGCCTTGATTTTATCACAGCACAGTATACAGACCATCCCTATTACAAAGATGAAGGCAAGCTATGGAAAGAAGATGGCGATATAGATGCATTCTGGGAATACAATGGCAAGGACTGTTGCATCACTCGCACTGTGTATGAGAAGATGGATGCTGAACTACACCAGCATGGCCTTGCTGACTTCTTCTACAACCATGTGATGCGCTTGCAGCCTGAACTGATCAGTGCATCAGTCAATGGAGTGATGTCAGATGTCGGAAGAAAAGACAAGCTCGCAGATGAACTCGGACGAAGCTTGGAGGAGGCAAAGCAACTATGCCAAGTTAAGGCTCGTGATGCAACTGGAATACCAACATACGAATTTAATCCCAACAGTTCTCATCAACTCGGTGAACTCTTCTTTGGCCAACTACAACTGGTCGGACGAGGAACGTCAACTGATGCGGAGAATCGTGAGCGTATTAGAAAAAATCCAAGAACAAGCCGCGCAGCTAGGGAACTTGTTGATGCCATTGACACCTATAAGGAACAAGCTAAATTCGTCTCCACTTACGTTGGTGCAGAACCAGACAGCGACGGACGGTGGCGATGCACCTACAAGCAAACAGGAGTTGCCTCAGCCCCAGGCAGATTGAGCAGCAGCCAGACCCATTGGGGTAGTGGGCTCAACATGCAGAACATACCAGAGAATGCAAAGGACATGTTCATTGCACCCCCTGGTTGGGAGTTTAGTTACTACGACATGTCACAAATCGAAGCTCGCATTGTAGCATATTTAGCTGACATCCCCGTGTGGAAACAGCAGTTTGAACAAGCACGCTTGCATCCTGGCTCATATGATGCTCATTGTGCACTAGCAGCAGATATGTTCAAGGTGCCCTATGAGCAAGTTCCTCGAAAGGATCGGGACGCGGACGGACAGCCGACCATCCGATATGTTGCCAAACGATGTCGGCATGGCCTCAACTATCGCATGGCCCCAGACAAGCTTTCCACCGTCACAGGTCTGTCACAGGTTGAAGCCGAACGGGCATACCGACTATACCATATGGCGAGTCCAGAGATCGCCGTGTGGTGGGATGATGTTATTGAACTCGTGCGACGGGAGCAACGCATCACTACTTGTTGTGGTAGACGATGGTTATTGATGGAGCGATTTGACGTAAATGCACTAGACAGCATCATCGCCTTCGAGCCTCAGTCGATCAATGGAGATCACACAAGCAGTGTGATCTACAAATGCCATAACGATCCTCAGTGGCCCTCCACCGCTAGGATCGTTATCAACGTCCACGATGCGAACATTGCACTCAATCGCATCGTGGACGGACCGCAAGTGCGTGCGATCATGAAGCATCATGCTGAGCAACCACTCATGATCAATAGCATCCACAACCGACTGCATGGTATCAACAAGCCTGAACCACTGATCGTGCCCGCTGAGATGGGCGTATCACGAGCAGGCAATGATGGCGTGCATCGCTGGTCAACGATTGAGAAGATATAGCAAATGAACTACGCTAAGCTGGTGCCCAAGGATTCATTCCTTGGGCGCTATCTCTCATACATGCAGACACAGGAGACGGCACATGCCTTCGACTGGTGGTGTGGATTATGGTGTCTTGGAGCAGCTTGCGGTCGCAGTAGCTTTGTTGATCGTCCTCGCGCACCTGTATATCTCAACATGTTTACAGTGCTGGTCGGAGAGAGTGGTGTCGCTCGTAAGACGACAAGTGTTGCTGTTGCGACTCGCGCTGTTCGGGCTGTCATTGCTGATCGTGATGAACTTGGCATTATCGACGCTAAGCTCACACCTGAGAAACTAGATCTTCTCCTACACCAGAGGACTGAGGAACATGGCACAGCCCAACTATGCATTGCCGTACCGGAGCTTGCTGTATTCCTTGGCACTGAGCGTTATATTGCGCACATGCCGACTCTCCTCACTGACCTATATGATTGTCCAAGCATCCGATCGGGGGGAGGAACAATTGCTAGAGGAGCTGTTGTTCAAAGGGATGTTTGGATTCACTTCCTATCGGCCTCCACTCCTATCTGGTTACTTAAGACAGTCAATCCCAATGTCATTGAAGGCGGATTCACATCACGCTGTTACTTCATTGTAAGCAACGAACCGAAGCGCAAGATCATCTGGCCAGAGGACCCTGATCGCAATCTATTCCAAGACCTGTGTGATGATCTACGTATCATATCGAGAGAAGCAATAGCACGTGGTCCCATACCACTATCTCCTACTGGCCGTGCTGCGGCTGAACGTTGGTATACGAACAGAGATCACTCAGTCGATCCGTTCAAACAGTCGTTTGAAGCACGAGAGGATGCACATGTGTTGCGTATCTCCGCATTGCTCAGTATCAATGATGGCACATGGAGCATCCAACGCTCGCATATCAATGTGGCCATACGATTGCTGAGCAATCTCAAGGAGAGCAGTGCGAAGATATTCACTAACACTGCTGCACGTACCAAGTATGCACTTGGATTCGATACCATGCGATCCGTGCTGGTGGATGTGGGTATGGACCCGATCCCACGCCATCACCTATACCGCCGATGCAGGCACCACCTGTCTCATGCCGAGTTCATCGTAATGCTAGAGACCCTGCACAAGTATGGAGCCATACAGCGGTTCGCAATTGACAACGACCGAGGCCCACCGACGGACTACATCCGTGGGACCACAAAGCTGTTATCACGAGGCATGGGAGAACAAATCTTGGAGATGTTCACATGACCATGGTTCATATTCGTAAGTCAGATGATGATCTGGAAGACAAGTACTTCGGTTGGGATATCAATGTACCAGCCAAATTTGGTAAGCCAATCAAAGCATGGCGTGTCGAATACAAAGCACATGTTCAATGTGAGAAGGGCATGTATATATGCAAGCTACCTTGGCGCAGCAAGGAGGAGTATATGGAAAGGACCAGGGCATATGAAAAAGCTGTCCAGCGTCTAAATAATAAGGCTTGACAAGCCCCCCAGGGGACGTGTTATCGACATGTCCCATGGAGGGCGGGCATAGGTCTTCCTTTCTTGCTTCCTTCCTTCTTTCCGAGGATTACCTCAGCGAGCGAGAGCGAGATGAGGAATCCGAAGGAAACATAGGCGACCCCCTCAAAACTGACCCCTGTCCCTGCTCCAATCAATAGTCCTAACATCCACTGGCTTACCAACCATTCTACTTAGCACTTCATTCATCTGCTTGATGCGTGCATCCACCTTCGCATAGCTGTTATTCAGCTGCACTGCATAGTCATTACCCACTGCACGCTTATCACTACCACTCAATCCAATGCTCTGTGACTGCTTCATCTGCACCTTGATGTCGCTGATCTCCTTCAACAGCGGTGCCATGCTATTGTAGTAGTTCTTCACAATGCCCTGCATCTGGAACATCACTGGATCAGTCGGCTTAGTAGGCTCACCAGTGATTGCCAGAGGCTTGCTGCTACCTGAGCTAGCGAATCCTAAGCTGGTGCTATTCGTAGGACTCTGCGTCTGTCGCATTGCATTCAATGCACTGCTCACGCTCTCTTCCATCGGGTTGTATGTAGTCAACCGTGCAGTGTTGCCCCATACCATGTTGCCCCATGGTGCATTGTCACGGAAGTTCTGTCCTGCATCACTGCCAAAGCCAGTCAGTGCATCCCAGAAGCCACCACCCTCCTGCATCATACGCTGCTTACTGGCACCATACGTGTCAGCAATCGCCTTACCAGCAGCACCGAACACAGCGCCAAGCACCTGCTGCAACCACTGTCCATCATTACTCGACATGATGGTGCTGTCACTGGTCTGTCCTGGCACACGACTCTCAGTCTGTGGCCGTAGCATACCACTGTTCCATGGCTGACCAGTCTCAATATTCTGGATCAGTGTGCCCAGGTGTGGCTGTATGCTCTCAGTGCTACCGAGCAGTGCCGGTATGGCTGATATCTGTGGAGGTATTACCATATCAGTCATATCGCTCAGGCCATGCAGTGACGACGTGTGCGTGCTGTTCTGTATATGATGCGAGAAGAAGTCGCTGATCGTATGGATCAATCGCTGCCGTATATCCTCATCACCATGTGCCTGAAACGCACCTAACGCAGTGGACACCATCTCTAAGATAATCGGATACAACACACGCCAACGCTGTGGTAGGCTGATCTGCGTGTTGTTCAATGCATCTGTGCCATCATGATAGAATCTCGCATTAGCTGCACGTTGTTGATTGCTTAGTCCCTCCTCCATATGGTTCACATGATCAGGCCCACCGAGCATAGCAGTCAGTGTCTGTGCTACTGCTAATGCACCGAGCGTTTGCACAGTTCCCATAGTCGTAGCGAATGGCGCATCACGGAAGTTCCGTGCCAATCGCACAGCATCCTGCACCATTGGATTGAAATACGGTATGCTACGTCCCAATCCCTGTGCCCATGCTCCACTACCCATGTGGCCTGGATCGCCAAGCACACGCTGTGACTCATACGCAGCACGACGCTTACCAATACCAGCCTTATTCAGCTCATAGTAATAGGAGTTGGCACCATCCTGCACTTCCTGATGCAAGTCCCTGAGCAGTGCCTTTAGATTGATGAACGTAGCAGTAGTGCCCTTACCTCCTGGCAACCGAGTGAAGCCATTGCTACGCCACAGTGTCGGTGCAACATCACTCAGTGGATTGGCAGTCCTACGTGTGCTCTCACCAAGTTGCCATGCAGTGAGATCAGTTGTGCCCTGTGTGCCTGCTCCTCCTAATCCCTGTGCATGTCGCTGTCCTGCTCTACTACCAAGATACCGAGCTTGCAGCTTAGTAGCATATGCATCAGCCCACTTGTCGCCTAGTATCTTACGCAGTGGATGATCAGCACTCGACATAGCGATGCTGAGGTTCTTTGCCATCACTGCACCAGCACCACGGCCAGCTTCTGCTATTGATCCAGCTACAAAGAACGGATCAATGCCACGGTAATGTCCTTTACCAAGCACACGCTCTATCGGACCACCGATAGTCCCAGGTGTCCTGTCTATTGGTATCTGCAATGCATTGCGAAGCAAGCCGGTCACTGCGAATGGACGTTGTGCAATGATGGAACCAGCAACACCAGTGGTGCCTGATTGATACAACTTACGCAATGTGTTGGCACCACCAACCAATGCACCTACCTGCGAGTTGTTACCATGCAGTGCCTTCCACAGCGTGGTGTTGTAGACATGGTATGTCTTTGGACCATCAGGCGTATGCACAGTGATCGTGCGTTCTTTAGGCCCAGGTGTTGCTTCCATCACTGTAGGATTGGGTGTCACCTGACCAGTAACAGGATCGACTTTCTCAGTCATCTTCGGAGACACCTTCTCCTTGAAGATGATCGGTCGTGTTGAGTCAGCACCTTGCCAGTCTAGTGCATTCTTAACAATGTTCCTTATCCAATCATTCTTGGCCATGTCCTTATACACAGCATCGTAATGCTGTACAAGTGTATCCCATGAACGTGTGGGTATATCATCAAACCCCTCCCATCGTGCTGCACCACGCTCACCGAATGGATGAGTGATCTTGCCTTCTACATCCACTGAGGATATGTAATGGGGACGCACCCTCCTAACATCACCTGCCACTGCTTTCGTTATGCGACCACGTGCTTCCATCTCGTCAATGTGCGATAGGTTCAACGCCTTGATCTGATCAGCAATTGCAGCTAGCTTAGGATTGTTCTCCATCAGCGCCACGGCATGACGCAAATCATCGCTGTGCGTATTGTAGAAGTTGTGCCTTACCTGCGTATCGTCAAACGCTGGTATCTCAGTGCCACCTTTCTTACCACGCTTGATGTCATTGATCAGCTTCTGCGTCAGGTCCTTACGAGTATCCAACTCATCACGACTGAACAGACCGATATCCAGTACCTTCTGCTCACCTTCATTCAACTGATCAATGCTTCTGACAATCTGATCCAACTTCGGATGCACACGTCCAGTTGCTTCACTGACACCAGTCATCATCTGTGAACCGATGATCTTGGTCTGTGCAGCGTGGCTGTTCGTAGTACCAGTTGTTGCTTCTAGTTCAGCAGCAGCCGTCTTGGTCGGTGCAGTTGCCTCAGTGAATGCATTGATCACACGGTTGCTATCCACAGTGCGCTGTGACAACCGAGTCATAGGACTATCAGCACCACCCGGTAACTTCACTTCACCAATGGGAGGACCACCGGGTTTAATATTACCAGCATCTCTAGCTGCAAGTGCTGCATTGTGTTCGGCTGCACCTGTATACTTAGTGGCACCGGGCAATGACTCGATGATGGGATTCAATATCTTCCCACCATGCTTCATAGTCAGCCATGCACCACCTAGAACAGCGGCACCACGTGCTAACCAACGCAGGTAATCAGTATCAGTCTCACCTTCTCCGCTGTAAGTTGGTGCGGTTGTTGTTCTCTGATCCCCCGACAGCAACTCCGGTGTTAACACTATCGGCTGGGTCGAATTCGTAGGAAAAGGGCGCTGCGCGGAGCCGCCTTGCCCCGGTGTTTGCTGTTGCTGCTGTTGTGATTGGAATAACTTAACAACAGGTTCATCCTGTGCCTGTTCTCCCATATGTTCCAATGCACCACTGACTAATGCCATACCGGGCACAGCGACAGGCATCGCTTCCTTAGTTGGCAGTGCAATATGCGCTGCTGCTCGCAACGCAGCTGTTGGTAATCTAGTCAGTGCAGCACCAGGGATCGGTGATAACATACCACCGCCACTGAACAGCATCTCATGGATGCGTGCCTCATCCTCATTCTCAGCCAGCTTGTGTGCTGGGATCATGTTCTTCGCTAAGCGACTGGTGTCTGCATACTCTTGATTAGCCGTCTCTGCTCCTGGCAGATTAGGCACCAGTTCCCTACCGAGCACATAGTTGATAGCAGCAGGGATCAGTGTGCCGAGGCCACCATATATGGATGTTGCCACACCCGGTATTGCAGGACGCACCTCACCTTGTTCGTTCTGTGCAGCAGGCAACACTTGTGCAAGTGCACCGGGAGCTAAGCTAGTAGCAGCCAATGGTGCACGTGCTAAGCCACGGTTGTATGCAGCATAGTCCTCTGGTGTTGCGTCAGGTGCAAGGAGTGTATAGCTCATGGCACTGCTGGTCCCACTGTTGCATCAGGCATCACGTAGTGTAACTTGCCATTCTGCATGGTGACTGGCACATTGTTGCCCAGCTTCGGCATGATCCTGTTGTATTGCTGTTGCAGTTGCGGTGGCAGTGATCGCAATCCTGCTCTGGCTCTGTCTTGTGATGACTTACTGTTGTCGAGTATCAACTGCTGTTGTTGTTGTCCACTACCAGTCGGTGCCGCCTGTGCAGCAGGCTTAGCAGTTGTTGCACTTGGCTTTGCAGGACCTAAGCTTGTTCTACCACTGGGCTGTGCTGCGTTAGGACCAACTGGACTCTGTGAAGCAGGAACACCTGGCACACCCGATGGCTGTAACTGCGTAAGTCCAAGCGCCCGTCTTGCAAAGTCAACCTTTGCTTGTATCTGTGCATCGGTGTCACTATACCTAAGCTTCACTCCTGTCTTCTGCACCTGACCAGTGCTTGGATCAATTACATCTGGTCCACCAACAGGTGCTATGAATGAGTCCTCTTTCTGTCCATGTGCAGCAGCACGAGCGTTGGCTCCTGCTTCTCGCATCTGTGCTATCTGAATATCCGGTCGCACACCGAAGCCTGATACACCTAGGTTAGTGGTGAGTGCTTCAGGTGTCATACCAGCAGTGCTGTATCCAGATGCAGCACCACCCAGCTTGCTGTGTCGCTCAGCTTCAGCTTTCTGTGCTGCCCATTGATACATGTTGTTAGGATCAGCACCATAGAATCCACCCTGCTGTTGTATTACATCAATCAGTCCAGGGTCTGCATCCTTATACAGTGCGAGATATTTCTCACGCAGTGCATTCTGCATCTGCTGTTGTTGCAGCACACGGTTGGCTTCAATCTCCTGACCATACAGGTTCTTATTCGCTTGCCGCTCAAGCCAATACTGATCCAGCAGTGTCTGTTGCTGTGGATTGCCTGGGCCTTCATACGCATCCTTAGCAAGCGTGGTCTCGATCTGATACGGATCAAGTGCAGCTGGTGAGTAAGTCAGTCCTGATGTTGAACTAGCCATGGCTTAGCTCCAGTCACTCGCTGCTTGACGTTCTGCATCTGTGTAACCGCTGCTCTTGTTGCCACTACCACTGAACCAATCGCTGAGTTGCTTGATCGCATCCTGTCCCACACCACCCTTACCGAACATGGTGCTGAGGTCCTTCAGCCCACTGATGGTCTGGTTCAATCCGAAGTTAGGATCAGGAATGTTCTTCCTGGCTGCATCATATCCAGCATTCAATCCTTGTATTGCTGCATTGGCTCCTGTGGCACCATATGCAGATGACATAGGAGCATTTGCTGAACGCTGTGCCAACATAGTAGCCAATGCACTACCCTGATTACTACTCGCACCACCTGTGCTCTGCAAGTTGGGTGTCGCTAGAGTACTGGCATTAGCAGCAGCATTCTCCAATCCACTGCGACGTGACTGGTTCATCGCATCAGTCTGTGTCATACCAGTGATCAGTGCATCACGTAGTGAGTTGCGTAGGTTCTGTGCTTCACCTGCACCAAGCTGTGCAATCACAGGCCCAGCCGCAGTGCCAGTGCGCTGTGTGGTCCGCAACACATCATTCCTCAGTGGATCATATGCTTCACGTGCAGCAGTGGTTGCTTGATTAGTTAACAGACCAATTAACTGATCCTGTCCTCTTGGCCTGAAGTTCTCTAAGTCCCTACGTGTCGTATCAGCATAACCACCAGCTTCCATTGCACGGCGCAATGCTTCCTGATTGGCCAAGCGCACACGTGCAGGATCAGTTGTGTTCGCTGTAATATTCGCTTGCATGGCTGCACGATCAGCAGCCTGTGGCAAATCACCTAGCTTGGATACCCACGTGTTAGTCGTGGGATCATACTGCATAGATGAACCGAAGCTATCTCTCGTACCAGCAATAGCACGCTGATTGATCATAGCTTGAACAGCTTGCTGTTGAGCAGCGTTCTGCTTCTGGAAGTCTAGCTGCTCTCTGCTCAGCCTGTTCTGTTCTTGTGCAGCCGCATTGCTACGTGCTGATCCTGCACTACTCGCAGCAGCACCGAGTATCCCTGATAGGAGTGCCGCACCGGCAGTGACGAATGCCATTACCTGATATCCTTCACATAGCTAGTCTCTTCAGCTTTGTATCCATGCTTGATGAACAGTGGATCATCAGGGTAGATCAGCCTAAAGTTGTGCACGATGTGTGTCACACCTTGTGCCTTCAGCCATTGCTCGGCATAGTCCATTAGATAACTACCGACACCATGGTTCCTATGATCAGGATGCACAGCGATCATATCACACGTGGCTAACACCTGACGATGATGCATATGCGCATGCATGAAGTAGTTCACAAACCCACGCAATCTGTGTGGCTGGTTGTCTTCTCGTGCAGTTACAAACAACAATCGACCACGTGCATCCAGTTCCTTATATGCATCCCACTTGAACTCCAATGGGTCCATGCCTTCGCCAGCACGTGTTGCACCGAAGTAGTAGTGCACTAAGTCACTGACCTCATCGGCTGCTTCTGGCATGTGTTCTCTTGCATACTTCATCAGAATGCACCTGTGTTACCAAGCCCACGCTTGCGTGTCGCCAACTCCTCATCCGGTGTCAGTGCTGTGCCTGTGCCAATACCAGTTGGATTGGTAGCAGTTGGGTTGTTCGCTCCCTGTGCAGCACCACCAGCATTCAGCAGATCAGTGAGATCAGCAAACTGGCTATTACCAACAGCATTCCGCAATGCACCACCGAAGTTGGTCATGTCACGTGCAACCAGATCATTCGCACGTGTCCTATACGACTCAGGATCAAACTGTCCACTAAGCGACAGATTGGATATGTCACTGCGACCACCACTGATCAGATCATCCAATCCTGACCGATATCCGCTCAGTATGTTAGCTCCTAGGTTGCTCACGGTATCACGTGCTGCACTCTTCTTCTGGTTCAGTCGAGCTAATGCTGCCTGATATCCAGTGTCAGTCAGCGTGCTGCGCTTCTGTGCATTGGTCAGTTGTGCAGTCAGTGGATCGAATTGCTCGTTTACTATCGTGTCGATGTAGCTTCCAGTCGTGGTGTCAGGGATCGCTGTAGTTGAATAGTTGGGATTGAAGATACTGTTGTATTGATTACTAAGCTGTGACCGCCGATCACTGGTCGCTTGGTTCAGTATCGTCTGTCCCAGCGACGAGGGGAATGCACCATACGGATTGGGGTCCATATCCTGTATGCTGTTATACGTCCTACTCAGTGTGGGGTCGATGTAGTTTGCCCGATAGGCATTGGGATCAACACCCGCGTTCGAGAATGAACGTAGCGTATCCTGCAATGCAGCATCATATGCGCCTTGTCGATTTGTATTAAACGTCGCCCTGTCCGCAGCAGTCTTTGTGTCAGCAGCTTGCTGGGTTGTGAGTGCTGTCTGAGCTTCTCTGTCCTTGCGTGCTCGTATCGCATCATTCAATTGCTCAGCCGCTGTCTTACCACCTTGATACATAGACCAAGGACTGCTGGTGTATGCTTCACCAGTGGCAGGATCAGTAAGTGTGGTCTCATCCCACCATGTCTTACCACCGCCGCCACCTCCACCACCACCGCCTTTGCCACCACGCAGACCAGCAAAGGTAAGCCTATCTATCTGACCACCGGGAGTGAACATCATCGCCTGTTCCTGAATATCGTGCCATACCGTTCGAAGCCCATGCGCTTATACAGTGCATCGACACCAACCGTAGCTGTCCCAGCTATATCACCACTCTGCACCATCACAGCGCCATTGTCGTAGCACCACTGCACGAAGCCCTTCATCAGCATCATGCCGATCTTGGCTCTGCTTGGTGTCCCTTCACGCACATACCATCCATGTTCCATGCCGAAGCGCACAGGAGCGAATGAGAACTGCTGCATGAATCCATACACGCCACCTACATACACACCATTCATATTGGCAAGACGGAAGTAATGGTCCTTATCATCCATGACATGCAGCAGATATCCGAAGTAGTAGTCCCATACGAATGGCACTTCATCTCTCAGCGATCCAAGGTCCTTCAACTCCTTAGTCAGCGCACAGGCATGTGCTACATTGTTCACGTCCAGTCGCTCTATCTCTATCACCGCCTGATGCTGCCCATGAGATATGCAAGCGATATGCTTATGAACCGCAACGGCAGTCGTGTCGATCCACTGAACCGCAGCTTCAGCAACTTGAACTTGGCTACGAATGCAAACAATCGTTCATCAGACGAACGCCTGCCACCGCCATACGGTGCATCGCCATATGGACTATTGCCATAGCCAGTCGATGATCCACCAACGAAGTCCATGGTGAGCAGTGGGCTGTCATTACCTTGGAAATGGTAGATGTTGTCTACATACGCACGCACAGTGAATTTGGATGTGCCCTGTGTATCCATGGCCAGATACCGTATGTACTTGATCAGCATCCTATGCTTGAGGTCAGTCCACGGCATCTCCCAATCGAAGTGTACATCTTCACCTTCACCACCTTCCACATCGGGATCGAACTTACGATCAATACGTTCGCCTTCATTGTCGTAATCATAGGCATACAGCTTGTAGCCTCGGCTGAAGATGATGTTCTGTAATGCAGTGCGACATGCAGACTGCCACAGCCATCCACGTAGTCGTGCCCATGCCTGTATCTTCAGTGTCGGGATGTTCGTATAGCTAAAGCACACGGTCTCCACGATCTGATCGCCTTGGAACACCGGCACGAACAGCATATACCTGAAGTTCCGCAGATCATAGACTGCGAACATGTACTTCTGTATCTGTGCAACAGACAGCGGTTGTATCGCAGCAATAGTCAATGGCTCAATCAGATGGCTGGCCCTGATAGGCCGCAGCGTATTGAACACGTTCACACGGTTGATGCTGTTCACACCAACGTTGTCGTTGAAGAAAGTGTCGTCCCCCACTGATATAAGGGACCGATGACAGAGGCAACCGAACTCTTCGATGAATCCGTCATCGGTTGGCGTATGCACTGCTGGTGATCCTGTGTAGACACCAAGATTGAGTGCCAACACTCCACGCTCAAATGTGACCAGCAGCTTATCTCTGTAAGCCACAAGGCCAGTGATCGTGCTGCTGCCAAGTGACACGCGAGGCCCCAAGTCAACATTGACTGCATCATTCGGTGCTGGGTCTCCAACAAATGTCCCAGCGGTTCCCTTAGCACTGATGAATACCGTGCTTGGTTCGACCGATGATCCTGCAATGATAAGATATTGTCCATGTGCTACCACGTATTTGCCAACGGGGACATTGATGTTCGTGCCAGTTGCCTCATCAATGAGGAACTGAGCCTTCATGTAGTTGGGATCACTCGGCTTGCCTTTTACAATGATAGGCTTGTCTCTACCATTGCAACCAACTAGATTGCTGTTGAATATCGTGAACGACGTGTAGTCAGTGCCATTGGTCCATGGCTTACTGCCAGGAGGAGCGGCAACCAATTCCATGTTGGTGCCATCTCCATTGGCAAGCACAGCAGTCCATGCACCACTGGTCTGTGTCGCTATGACATTCGCATTGAAGTATGTGTGGTTCACAATGTCTGTGGTATCCCACAGATCACTGCTATGCATACGTGTCCCTGGCCTGATTGCCAGTGATCCGTCTGTCTGTCGCTCTACATTGTCTAGTATACGCGCATACTTAGGCGACATGTTCAGGTCAGTGTCAGTGACATTCAAGCCACCTTCGAATGATCGAACAGTCGTGGTCTGCAAGTTGCTCTGCGGCTGTTGACCGCGAGGATTCAGACCGCCTTGTGTGCGTTGTGCATACATTATGCTTCCTTAGATGGAGCAGGATCAGGCTTGTTGCCTTCAGCTAACCATGCTTCATATTCCTGTCGATCCCTGTTCGCAGGATCATTCGGTATGTATGCCATATCAGCAACACGCAGTATCATGGTGCTGATTTCGCCAGTCATTGGGTCACGGAGTTGTTGGTATTCTGCCATGTTGTCCTCATAGGTCTGCGGATGCGGTAAAGGTGCCATTCCAGTAGACGCTACCAAAACTGCCATTAACGTTCGTCACTCGGAAGGCCACCATGTCATTGAACCCCTCTACGAGTGCATTAGGGCTACCAA